CTTGTGAATAAAGCAAAAGCGATAGACTTATTCTGCTAGCACGAAAAAAATAAAAGGTCTTACAGGTTACATAGCCAAATATAAAGACCAAAGCGTACAGCCACCATGTGCTCATAGCATCCTCCAAAAAAATAACCACTGCGTACAGTGGTTATTATATCATCTTGTAGTGACTTTGTCAATTACTTAGATGTGATTCTTTGCATGATTTTCTCAGCCAACTGATCAACCATGTTTTCTTTATTTTCTTTCTGTTGAAGGCGCGCAGCAACACGGCGTGCGACTTCGTTGACAACATCTTCCTCGGAATTTTCGTAGCGCATACCGGGAGGTTCTTCATCCATGGGCTCTTCTTCTGGCGCCATGTCCATTGCCATGTCATCTTCGCCACCTTCAAGGTCAGCGTCCATTTCAGGCTCTTCTTCATCGGAGTCAACAGTAACTTCGTCACCTAGGACATCTTCAAGCGCGCCTTCGAGAGCAGACAAGAAGTCATCGACGGAAACCATTTGGCCTTCGCCGCCTTCGGCACCCAAATCGCCTTCGACATCTTCTAGTTCGTCGCCGGCATCATCCATATCCATTTCAGCATCACCCATATCCAATTCAGCATCACCCATAGCCATGGGGTCCTCTTCTTCTTCGGGGGGCAATTCTTCTTCGATGCCGTACATTTCGCTCAGTTTGACATCACCTACCGGTCCGATGTTTGCAAGTTTAAGAAACTGACGAACCTCAGCCTCAGTAAGTAAAGTTTTGCGGGACATTAAATTTCTCCTTTTCATTAATGAAATTCTAGAGTAAATAGTGCCTTACAAACGATTATCCCAAATCTTTGAAAGAAAATAAATCTGTATTTTTAATTTTCTTTAAGGCGGCACTCTCTATTTGTTTAACTCTTGCGAATGATATCCGCAGCCTATCTCCAACTTCTCTAAGGGTCATGCGACCATTTTTGTGGACTGATATTAAGCTACAGTTGTATTCATTCTTATAGTCTATAAAATATTTACACTCGGTTTTGAGGCATTTTCTTTTCTTTTTTAAGCATGTTCGGCTGCATTGTAATAATCCATCGCCTCTCATAAGTCTGGAAACTCCTCGGAAATAAGATCAAAGATGCCCTCCACCTGATCATTTGACAACCCCAGATCTTGGGTAATGTCGTGACCCTTTTTTCGCAGCTTGGCGTTTCTTTGTTTCTTTTGCTTTGACAAATCGCCCGAATTTACAATGTAACTTCTTATTCCTTCGTCATCTGATAAATATCCGGTGATCAGGGTTCTAAAAAATTTTGCTTGCGTCATACCATCATTCTTCAATTTCAATATTAGCTGAGTATGCCTGTGATCTGTGTCTGTGAAAATTATTCTTTTACTATTTTTACCATAATCAATGTTGTTGGACATAATTCACCATACTCTGTTGAGAATGTGGGTCCTACTTTCTCCCAATCCGGCGCTGGTCTGAATCACGAAATGTGCTTTTGACTGCAATTCTGAAATATTCCTGGCGCCGCTATAAGAAAGGCCTGAGCGCATACCTCTTGCGATATCTTCTAGAAGCTTATTTACGCTCCCTCTGTATGGCACACGCGCCGAGACGCCTTCGTGCGATGAATATCTCCCTCTCCAATTAAGTTGGGCTTCTTTGGAGGCCATGCCTCGATACATCTTCCACCTGCTGCCATCTCTTTCTTCGATAACCTTGCCCGGTGTTTCATCAGTGCCGGAAAACACGGAACCACACATCACAGCATCGGCGCCGGCGGCCAAGGCCTTCACCATATCGCCGGAATTTTTGAGGCCGCCGTCAGCGATAATCGCTACATCGCGATCGGTCTTGGCACACTCAAATATAGTCTGGAGCCCGGGCATGCCATGACCGGTCTGTACTCGGGTGGAACAGATTGAGCCGCCGCCAATGTTGCAGCGTACGCTATCAGCACCCCAATCGGCCAGATCGTTAGTCCCCTCTAGGGTGGCCACATTGCCGGCCATAATATGGAAGTCTGGGCCGACTTCTTCTCTGAGGGCCGTTAGGGCTTCTTTCATTAGAATATGGTGGCCGTGGGCCACATCAACACATAAAAAGGTTGCGCCCGCATTAATCAACATTGTGGCCCTTAGCAAGAAATCGTCAGATATGCCAACGGCGCCTCCGACATTAATCTTAATAGCCGCGGTTTCGTGTGACATTGTAATAATTCTACATTGATCTTGGATGCTGTTATATCTGTGGACAATCGCTGCCCCTCCAAAACATCCCATTGCGGTGGCCATAGGCGCCTCGGATATTGTATCCATCGGTGATGAGAGTACAGGAGAACTTAGGACTAAGCCATTTCCTAAATCGCTTTCTAAAGAAACCTCGGTTCTAGAACGAACATCTGAATACTGTGGGACAAGCAGCACATCGTCGTATGATAAAGTTTTAATCACAGCGCCTCACGCGTAATAAAATTACAAATATCAGTTGCCCTATACCAAGTCGCATCATTGGGCTTCTCGGGCTCAGGCATTAAAACAACCTTCGGTCTTCTGTTTCCTATGTTTGTGTGTATTACAAATATAGTAGGCACGCCTTTAAATCTCAAAATTTGTTCAATTTCTGGATAATCATCAATGTTGTAGGCGAAAAAGTGCAAGTTTTCGTATTCTTGCTTTTCCGAAATATCAACAAAATAGCTACTCAGACTATGGCACATGTGGCACTCGTTAGAATAGAATTTCAGAACGATCGTCTCGTTTTCTTTAATTTCACCCTTCAGTATTTGATCTAGTGCATCACGCGTTACTCGGGTCACAGCCACTTATCACCTCCTTAGCAGTCCTCATACAATCTGGACAAAAAAGCCTAACAGTATCTTCTTTGACCACAACTGACCATGCTTGTACCATTCGCTTATCTTTCTTATCAAATCCTTTTTGACATATCCCACATTGTTCGGGAAGCATCCCAAACTGGGTTAATTGTTCTGCCATTTTTTCTTGGGCTTCGGGGCCTACTTGTTTGTTTATGGCTCTTCTCTGGCGCCGGTTCATCGGTTCATTGCTCCAAAAATCTGTCTTTGGTGTAGGCCGTCAAATACTATAACTGCCGACGGAAAGGGGGCACAATTCTCAGCAGTGCCGAACTTTAAGCGACCCTTTACAAAGTAAACTTCGTCTGCTTTCATAATATATTGGTGCCAATACTTTGTGTCGGTGCGGGCCGGTATGAGCATTACGACTCTCGTATCTTCTTTGCGGGATTCTTCGTATGCTTTCTTAATCCACTTCTCAACGCCGCGGCCATATGGTGGGTTAACAAACACTGTGTGTCCTCCCCAGTCTTTCGAGAGACCGTCTTCTGCTTCAGTGAAAAAATTAGCGCACTTAGTGTTTGTACAGTCTGCACAGGGATCCAAATCAAATGGACCAAATCTCCAATTTAGCTTGTCAAAAAATTCTTGGGGGGTACCCCATTCTCCCGTCTTCGACGAGAACATTACTACTTGGGTTTTAGTGTTCATTTAAGTTCCTTTTGTTTAAACAGGTGTTCGTGAATGTGACACAAAACACCATGATAAGTCGTTCCCTTCCCGGAGCCTTTCATTTGAATGTGGAAAAAGCTTTGGCCGGCTGGGTTTTTTAGATGGATGGCCGTGTTATTATAGACCCAACTAGCAGTCTTACAACGCTCCATAATCTGCTCCGTGTTCAAAACACGGCCGTTATAAACTACATAATTGATGTCATCTTTCCCACACACCACATAGCGAATAAACTCCTCTTTGTTGTTTTCTAGAAAAGCCTTAAAAGCCTCCACCGATTCTGGTGCAATCTCATCCATCTTATAGCGGTTTCTGTCCATGTGGTTAAAACTCTGATCTCCGAAAAACTTATTTACAAATTCTGTCTGCATTTCGTTTAGCTGGAAGTCAGCGGCGAATTTCCTTTTGGTCGTCAGGTGCACCTGAGTCGAGCGGCTAGCCGCATTCTTAATACTCCAGTTGGCTCCATCGAGGGGATTCGTTCCATCTATCTTTGTTTGCGAGCCTCCCTTTTGTATGAGCCCAAACTTTTGGCAAGTAAGAGCCTCTACGGGGCCAGCGTTTTGTTCTCGGATCCGGCGGCCGATTTCAACTTTGTTCATTGCTGCCTCCCTGAAGAGTGGTGAGATTGTCGAGAATTACATCAATATCGATGGTTCCCGTGTGGAGCCGATATGCCTTTACAGCGGCCCGAATCTCGTCGGTGTTGAGCCATCCATTTTCCTTAAACTCAGAGCGCAACTCGCGTCGTTGTTCTTTATAGGGTGCCATCGCATCTTCGATAGCTTTAAGTGAGCGAATATATTCTTTAACATATTGTTTCTTTTGTTCGTATGTGTTAGCCATTGTTACCTCCTATTGACTATACATAAATTATAACACCGTATGGCCCGAGAGTCAAGCTTGAAATCTAAAAAGATGCCATATAAATTTTTTAACTAGATCATCCTTTTGCTCGTCAGTTTCACATTCAGCAAATTTATAGTTATAGGTGGCTTTAGCCTGTTCAATGCTTCTTCTCAGCAAATCCCTCTCCTTACGAAACCAGCGAATCTGGAGGCTGTAATTTTCGGGAACATATATGTTATATTTCTTGGCGAGCTGGATAAGTTTAAAGTAGTCTTTTTTGTCAAGAGCATTTTTGGACGCTGAGAAATCCGTTGCCAGCTTGCGCTTATGTTCTGTGTCGGAAGTATAGTTCTCGATCCGGTCGGGGTGTAGTTGCAGCGCAAGCTTCTTAAACAATTTGTGAAAATCCTCGTGGAGTTTTTTAAATATGCCGGGCTCATCTTCAATCTCCTCCGGGGGTGCCTCTTCCTCGGGTGCATCCACTTTGATCATGGAAGTGCTTCCAGAATATTCAGTTACTGGAGTCTCGCTCACGGCTTCAGGTTTGGTTCCATATAGATCTCCGAGCCTTTCTTTGTTATCCTCGTTTAGTTTATTAATGTCAATTGCTTTTCTAGCGCAATACTCGTGGTAATATAATTCAAACTCTCGCGAGGCACTCTTGCTAATATCCTCCAGCAAGCCCCATTCTTCATAGAGATACTCTAGTTCATTTAGGAGGCGCCGCCACTTAATTTTTTTGGTTTTTAGCATACACCTTAAGTAGTTTTACTTAAAGCTGAACTTAACCTTCGTTTCAATTTTTAACTCGGGCACATGTAAGTGGTTGGCTAGGTTATGTTTTTTACATTCATCCGCTTCCAAAAACCAATCAGCGTGCCCTTTTTCGTGCACTATGTCTAAAAAATAATCTTTGTGGTGCCCACAATTTTCGGCCATCATGGTATAAATCTTTTGATTGAGGCGCTCTGTTTCTTCTGCAGAAGCTTTGATCTCTTCTACCTTTCCGTGCTCCATCGAACTAACATCGTGAATCATCACCGTAGCGTCGGGATCCATATACCTGTGGCCTTCGGCCCCAAAGCTGGATAATATTGCGCCACATGACATGGCCTTTCCTTGCACAATCGTGGCAACCGGAATTTTTGAATGTTTAATATCAGAGATCATCGACATCAAACTATACACCTGACCACCATAACTGTCAATGATGATCGGAAGGATGGGTTGTCCCGTGTTTTGCGCCTTCATAACAGCCGAAGTAAACCCCTTTGCCGAACTCTCGTCAAACTTAGTCAGTCGGATAACGACAGGTAAATCATCAATAAGTTTTGGTTCTTTCAACAGCGGGCTAAAGTGTTTAAGTATGTTCATCTCTATCCTTTTTTATTATAGCCATGATTTTGTTGTATACCTCAGTGCCTTTCTCTAAGTGTGACTGGATTGCTCTGGATTCCTCTTCAAGAAGAGTCTGCTTGTCAGTGCCTGTGGGTAGTTCTTTTATCACTTCATATTTAAACACATTGCCGTACTTGTCGTAATCCTCTTGTAGTTTTGAACACCCATGTTCTCGGCGTTTTAGTCGCAGTTTGTGATCCGACAGCCTTCGTATACACTCACTAGATTCGCCCACATACACTTTGCCGTTTGTGGTGTTGGTAATAGTATATACCCCAGTAGTCAGACCTTTGCGATATTGACGATGGTGCTCAACAATACGGTCGTTGTTTCTTTTTTGATAATCTCGCTGCCATGTCTTCCGGCACTCCTTACAGGCACCATAGCGGTCATCCCGTGATTGTTCGTGTTTATAAAAACCACTCAATGGTTTGCTTTCACCACATCTTTTACATTTTTTAGTTTTCATATCATCCTAATAGTTTAAATGTTCTGCCGATAGCGTATGTCGAGAATCCCCAATCTTCATCATACTTAAGCCGAGCCATATAGGGGCGATTAAGATGAATAACATCTTTATGCGGTTTTACCCCCCAACAGCGAATACGCGTGGATTCATTGTTTGAGTCAATTACTTCCACGATCCAATAATCTTTTCCATTCTTGGTTTTTCTAGGTGTAATCTTACGCGGAATAAACCAGCATACTTGAAGGCCCTTGTCGAACTCAGAAATTGGCGGAATATACTTATCCTGAAGTTTTTGTACTGTCTCGGCAGTGATCACAAGGTTGATTGGGAAGACTCCTGTAAGGTCTGTCTTGAACTGGATTACCTCTTCCTCGCTAAAGTCACCTTCGGGCCTAAAGAGTTCAATGTTCTCGCCAAACTTTTTAAGGTTCTTTGGCCTTTCGACCACACAAGCCGACCAGAAATGTTTACGACCACTGAAGCGATCATCTACTATGTTGTCTAGCGCGCCTCCACGGCACAAAGCATCCAGTGCTTTCTTGTTTAGTTTGGAGTATGATATATCCTCTCGGAATAGTAGATCCTCTGCGTTCATGAATGGGCGGTTCTCTAAAATCTGCTCAATAGCAGCCATTCCAAGACCCTTGATCGAGGTTAGTGGCTGAATAAGTGTCTTCCCATCTTCGCTAATTTCCCATACGGTACCGGATTTGTTTATATCCAGTGGCGCGATGTCGAAACCAAACTTCTTGGCGATATTAATAGCCTTCTCCTTGCGGGTCTCAGGCTCTTTGTCTAAGAATGCGGCCATCCACTCTGCGGGATAATAATTCCAAAGCCAAGCACATTGATACGAAATGATAGAGTAGCTAACAGCGTGTGACTTGTTGAAGCCGTACCCTGAGAAGAATTCGAACTTGTCCCAGAGTGCTTGCGCCTTATCTCTGCTAATGTTCTTGCCGGCACACCCTTTGATAAACTTATCATGGAGGCGCCCCTTCACACTGTTTTTGCCTGTGCCTTTCTTGGTTAGCACCTTGCGAAGCATGTTACCCTCATCGAGAGTCAAGTCTCCGAGCTTGTGAGCAAGCAGTGCGATCTGTTCTTGGAAGATCAAAAACCCGAAAGTCTCTTCAGTAATTTCGCGTGATTCATCCGATAAATAATTGATACGATGTGGGTGGCTCTTCGCCTCTACATAGTCAGCATCTACGCCAGCCGACAGCGGGCCCGGGCGAAAGATTGATGTAATCGCTGACAAGTCAATAATGTTGTTTGGCTTTACCTTAGCGCAGAATTGCTGTGCCCCGTGTTCTGTGAACTGAAAGACCCCGGCCCACTTGCCGGGATGAAAGATGTTCTTATATACCTCTTCGTCGTTCAAATCCAGAATGTCAGGATGCAAAGTCTTTTCGTAGTAGTCTCGCACTTGCGCAAATGTAGGCTCTTCGATGCCGTGGTGCCGGCGAAGGATGTGTTCAATGCACCCTTCCATCATCTTAAGCGTTGAGAGTCCAAGTAAATCGAACTTGATGAAACCCATTGGTTCAAGATGTCGAACATTCTGACCCTCCGCCCAAGGTGCCTGACGCACACCGCCGGAATTAATCAGAGGCATGCTCTTATCCAAATCTTCTGCGATCACAACGCCGCCGGCATGTCGGGAGCAAGAGCGTACTTGGCCCACAAGACCCTCAACATGTGTCTTGACTTCCGGGTGCATCGCAAGATACCTTTGAAGCGTTGGAGAAAACTCCATCACCTCTTCCCATGTGGGGGCGTAAACCCCTGCTTTCACTCCATGTTTTTGCTTGGCTGCTGGTGTTGCTTCGCGGATCATAATAGAGGTAACCGTGTTGACCTCCGTAAAGGGAATGTTATAAAGCTTTGAAATGTCCTTAATTAAACTTTTGAGCTGCAGCGTATTCCAGTTTGAAATAGGTGCAACACAATCTTCCCCCCACATCTCGACCAGCTTCTCTTTCAGTGCCATGCTGTCAGATACATCGTAATCAATATCGGGATAGTCAGTTGCGTCGGAACGCAGGAATCGAGAGAAGAGAAGACCATGTTTAATGGGATCAACCTGTGTGATATTCAGAGCGTACGCCACCAGAGAGCCCGCTGCCGATCCACGGCCGGGTCCCGGTAGCATCATGTCAGTTGCCACATCAACGATAGACTTCATTGTGAGGAAATACTTAGAGAATCCCCGATCATCAATAACATTTAATTCGCGTCGGAGACGATCTGTATACTCTTTGTTGGTGTGGAGGCCCTTATCTTTGAGACCCTCCAGCGCAAAGTTTACCAGCGCCTGGGTGGCCGTGAAGCCGGCCGGAACAACAAATTCGGGTAGGCGCACTGTATTGTCAGGCAGAAAACTCTCGATACGCTCGAAAGCAATATGATATGTTTCCTCAATACTTTTCAAGACTACTGCATCATCGTACTCAAACCCCGTAGATTCTGAATACTGCTTGTAGCTTTCCCAGATTTGATCACCATTCTTTGGGTATAGCTCATACCCGATTTCTTCAACTCCCGCGGGAAGTTGCGACTCTTCCTCAGCCCAAGAGGGTCGACCCTTACCAAGCCAACCAAGGCGCTTATAAAGCTCTCTGTCTTTCCAAGCGTCAGGATTGGGGTAATGGCTATCAGCTGTGGTGACTAGTCTAACGCCAAACTCTTCAGCAACTTGAATCACATATTGATTCAGTTCGTGCTGCTCTTTTATATTGTTCCATTGGATCTCAGCATACCAGCGATCTCCAAAAATATCGACCATTTGCCGTGTAGACTCTCTCATGGCCTCTAGGACGGCTTCATCGCCCTCCTCCCGGTGCTCCCAGTAGTTACCGGCGTAAACGCCGCCTAGGCACGCTGACGAGGCTATAATGCCCTCGTTGTACTTCTTCAGTAGAGCGTAATCGATTCGGGGGTAGCGGTAAAAGTTCTCTGGCTGATATGACTCAGACACAAGCTTAAATAGATTATTTAGCCCTGTTTGATTCTGTACCAGTAACACTATGTGGCGTCGGCGCTTAAGAATCCCTTGGATCCTCTTGCTGTCGCCTTCATCTTCGACGGTGGCGCCGGATTGCTCGTCTTTCTTGATCGAGCGAGCCTTTTTCTTGTCTTCCATCGCCTTGTTATAAGCTTCGTGCCACTCCGCAATAGATGGAGTAAAGTAAGCTTCACAGCCAAAAATTGGCTTAAACTCCTTACCTTCCGACTGCATCTTTTTCGCATGAAGCACTTGGTATGCTAAGCCGTTCATGTTCCCGTGGTCAGTTAAAGCTAATGCGTCACTGCCGTTCTCATAACAAAAGTCCATGTGTGCTTGCGGATATCCGATGGCATCGAATATGGAGCCAGCAACCGAATGGGCATGGAGCCCAACAAATTTAATTTTAGAATCTATACGATCCATTTAATCCTCCGAATCATATGGTATTTTAACATGCTGACGGGGCCTTGTCAAGTCGTTTAGGGGCTTATCTATAAGATTCTTTGAAGAAATATATTCAACATATGTAGCCCACTTAGAGACATCATAATACCAATCTAATTCAACAGATTCGTGAGGAGTTGTACTTAGGGGTTCATAGATTTCACTTAAAGTGAAGTGTTGTGCGGACCACCGCTGGCGCAGGGGCAGCTTCTGGCTTGGGTATTGCTGGCCGGGTAAAGGGGGTAAATATTCCCTTGTGGTCTTTTGGTTTATTGCTCTTCGGCATAATTTAAAGTCTTCTCCTTTCATCGTAAACGGCAAATATTGGTTGTTTATGACACTTTCGCCGTTATACTTAAAAAACAAATTGGTTTGCTTATCGCGAATCAATTTTCTATGTTGTCTTATAAAATAGATATCATAAACCCCAAAAGGAAATGAAATGAAATATTTCTCTGGTGGTAACCATTTTGAAATTTTATAAGAAGTCATATACGAGGCGTAAATACCCTCTAATATTGACCACCCATAACTATCTCTTTTCTTCTGATCTTTGGGTTTAATTCCAACATAATAAATAGGCACCTCTTTTCTTAATTGAGAATAAAACTTAGACTCTAGGTCCCTTTTATAATACACAGGATCATAAACCCAGTCTCCAACGGTTTTTCTAATAATAGGCGCCAAATCATCGTTAGCCACGATCCAAATTGTATTACAGCCGGCGGCTGCGCATTCATATACAGACTTCTGTATTAAGCTGAAGCCATCGCTAACAGGCAGCAACAATTCTGGAAACGACACATTCAAGTCAGTTTCATAGTTCGCTATTGGAATTATTCCGCTAAGGTGAGTTGACATTTAATATATCTAGAAGTCTATCGGAGGGGCTGTGTGCATTCTGTAAAAGCCCAAGCAGGCCTTTTTCATTTTCGACTTCAATCTTGATATCAGGGCTTGCTGCTCTGAGCCTGTTTCTAATGCCGCTCGTTTCGCGCCTAATGCTAGTTGTTCTAAAATCATAGTGCCTAAGCGTTCCTTTTTCTGTGTATCCATTCGGTTTACCTTTCATTCCTTTGTCTTTCATGGTTTTCAGTACTTTGAATCGAGCCATGGTCTCGGAATAATCAAAATCTAATAGCTGTTCGCCTGTTAGTTGTGATACCGCACAAGCATCTCTAACAGGAGTATTTCCATCAATACGGTCGGAACTATAAAACCATATCTCGCTGACAAAATCATCACCCGTGTAGATATAGTCGATTTCATGTTTTCCTCCGCTATTAAATGCTATATAATCATAACATATATAACTATCTTCGTCAAGTGTGTTTTTCAACACAAAACCTTCAGAATCCTTATCTCCGAAATAGTGACATCTATTAAAGACTACTTCTAGTATCTTAGAATAATCGTTGGAACACACTATACTTCTCCCGTCATACCTAAGTTTACTACACATATTCGAAAGTGGAATTTTCCCGTTCACAGACAGCAGAAAAAATAGCCTATCCCACAATATTTGTTTTTGAATACCTTTTTGTAGTTTTCCTTCAAATGTAGTTAAACTTTTATTGCAGGTGGGGATCTTAAGCGGGTTTGCGTCGATATTAAGATAGTCAAATCTAAAAGGTTTTTGTGTTTCAGCAAACAAGACTACGCAATCATTGATGTATGCGAACAACAGGGCAGACAAAGAACTGCCAACTACAACGCTGTCATACTCAAAAACCAAAATAACCTCTTAACCTATATTATGACCTATTTTGTTGCTCTTGTCAATTATCTTTTTCTTAGGCCGAAAGAATCATAGCCGCCGTACCGCCATGTGGGGTGCATCATATGAGTTCTCTGATTATAGTGGCTCCAGCCCAAGGCGTGGCCCAACTCATGTTCCAAAACTCTTTCTTTCCTACCATTTTTGGGTATAATATAAATTTTAGCCATAACGATTTTGCCCGTTTTATTGCTCGTATATATCCTAGTAGACGCCATATGCTGAGAACCAAAATCGGTAGAAGGAATAGTTATAATAATCTCGCCATATTTAGGATTCATACATGTGGAGAAATAATCTTTATAGATATCGTCAAATTTATACCCTAACCGCTCCCAATACGCAACGGCGCGGCCTACACGCGAAATTAATAATTCGGTACTGGTACAGATTCGAATGTTGGGCTTAATGTCCCATTCGGCTTTTTGTACCGGCTTGCCAATCACAAAAGCCTCGACTACCGGCGACGGTACCGATGTAGAAATGCCCTGTGTCCCCGTACTGCTGACACAACTCAGCAATATTAATAGTAAGTACCCCACACTATATATAGTGGGTTAATTATATCACTCACTCTCGGCGTTTTTTAGCTCATCCAAAAGGGTCTTTATGTCGAGACCTGCGCAATCTATCTTTCTCTTGCTCACATGGTAATGACTAACAAATCCTGTAAATTTTCCGTATGCTACACTTTGTTCGTACTTTGTAGAAGTTGAGCCAAATTGATTAGTTGGGGTTTCGTAAGGAATTCCTGTGGCATTGTTTATTGCTTCCCAAAGTACCTTTAAGGCCTCAATCTGGGCCGGATAGAACCCCAAGAAGGGATCTAGCTTACTACCATGGGCCCATGCACCTTCAACCAGCGGGCGCTCGCCAAACCCATTTTTAACATACCAGTCTTGGTATTTGGGGTAGTAAGCATTTGAAATTTCCACCCCAACCGAAGCACGATTCGCCCTTTCGGAGCCGGCATGCCAAGCTGCGTGTTGCATATCCATCGTCTGGTAAATGGTCCCATCGTTATCAATTAAAAAGTGTACTGAAATACCTCGCTTGTCGAGGACCTTTTGGCACGATTCGGAAGAAAGACAGACATCCCAATGATTCACAAAATATCTAATTGGGCGAGGTGGGCGTCCAGAATAGTCATAGTACTTGCCCGGGGAGGTTTCCATTCCTCCGTCTTCGCTCCACAAAACAAACTTATCCCACTTAATGGGATAAAATCTGCCATTATATACGATAGAGTTGGAATATGTGGCTTTGGGATCTTTGCAATATTCCCCAATCATTTGAGGAGCCTGCCTTTCGGTCCAAAGCCTTCTGAATGTGGTGGGGCCACACAGACCATCGGCCGGTATGCCGCGATCTTTCTGCCATTTTTTGATTGCTCTTACGAGCTTATCATCAAAATATCGCTCCCCAAACCAAGAAGGCTCCCAGCCGAGTTTTTTGGCGGAAGCCTCGTTGTAAAAGTTCTTGTCCATTTATTGTACCTTTAGGGTGCCAATACCCCCACTACATAATTTTCTAAAATTACATTATAAGTAGTATTGTTCACCACTATTTCTTCGATCATGGACGAATCGACGACTATTTTGGTGCCTGTGGATAAGTCAAATTTTACATCGTCAGACTTATTAATAACCTGGACTACGCTGTGTTTTTGTTGCTCAGGTTTGTAATCCTCCGGCAGCACTATTAGTGATTTTTGCTCGTCAGAGCGTTGATCTAGATC